ACAAGCAAGAATTGCAGCAAAGAAAGCAGGTGCAAAACCTGAAGCAAAGAAAACAACATCTAAAGAAGCAGAGAAGACTGCAACTAAATTACTTGCTAAGAAGAAAGCAGAAACACCAACACCAAAACCAGCAGCAAAACCACGCAGAGAGTGGAAACATGAGACTGGTGGTGGTATGACTCGTGCAGAAAGAGATAAAGCACGCAACAAAGAAAAGGGTGAAGCACTCAAGAAGAGAAAGGCAGAATTGATTAAAGACTTCACCGAAAAGCATGGCAGAGCACCTAAAGGAAAAGAGAGAACTAAACTGCTTGGTTTAGCACATGGCACTGTAAAAGCAGGAGTCTGAGAATTACTCACCTCCAAAGTGTACCTATAATATAATTGCATCAGACCCCTCTAAAATCGTCTACAACACTATGAAAACTGTGACTATGCCTGTTAGCACCCTGGAGACTTTAATTGAAGGTTTGCAGAGTGCTGTGAATGTATGCTATAATGCTGATAACAAAGAACAAGAAACGGAGAAGTCTTATCCTTATGCAGTAGGATTCTCTACTGTTACAATGAAGTGGATCATTAAAGATCTTCAACGACTGAAAGATAGTAGCAATTAAAGTTACTCACCTCGAAAGTGTACCTATATTATGACCGCAAATATGATGAAGATTCAACTCCGTCCGCATCAAGAACGTGCTGTTGCTGTCATGCAAAAGCACAACAAAGGTCAACTGATTGTACCTACTGGTGGTGGTAAGACTCTCAAGATGATCTATGATTGTCTGCGTGAGTTGCAGTCTGAAACTCCCCAGACTATTGTTGTTGTTGCTCCGCGCATTCTGCTTGCGGAGCAACTCTCTTCTGAGTTTCTGGAGTTCATCACCAACGCAGAAGTTCTGCACGTTCACAGTGGTGAAACTCATCACGTTAGCACTACCAAACCTGCTGATATTGCAGTTCATGCTGGTATGTGTACTGCTGCTGGTAAGCATCAACTGATCTTCACTACTTACAACTCTCTCAATCGTCTGCAAGCAGCAGAGATTGATGTGGATACGATTTACTTTGACGAGGCACATAACAGTGTTCAACGTCACTTTTTCCCTGCAACTGAATACTTTTCTGCTGCTGCTCGTCGTTGCTACTTCTTCACTGCAACTCCCAAACATTCTCTTGCTGTGGGTAAACCAGGCATGAATGATGCAGATGTTTATGGTCAGGTAATCTGCAAAGTTCCTGCTCCTGAACTTGTTCAAGGTGGTTTCATTGTGCCCCCTAAAGTTGTCGTCAAGCAACTGGAGATGGTGACAGGCAAGCAGACCAACTTCGACCGTGATTCTGCTAACCTGCTGGAAACCATTGACGACAACAATGTCGGCAAGATTCTGATCTGTGCTAAGGCAACCAAGCAGATTGTATCGTTGGTGACTGAAACTGATTTCTGCTTTGAGTTGGAGCAACGCGGTTTCTCTTGGATGTACATCACTGCCAAGACTGGTGCAGTTATTGATGGCAAGAAGGTCAACCGTGAGGTATTCTTTGATACCCTGAGTGCATGGGGCAAAGACAACTCTAAGAAGTTTGTTGTTCTGCACCACAGCATCCTCGCTGAGGGTATCAATGTGTCTGGACTGGAAGCAGTTCTGTTCCTGCGCAATATGGACTTTATTGGTATCAGTCAGACCATCGGACGTGTGATCCGTTTGCATCACGATGATGCTGCTAAGTTGCGTGATGGTGCTATTCAACCTGGCAACCTCAGTCAGTATAGCAAATCGTTCGGTCTTGTGTGTATCCCTGTGTATAGCAAGGTTGGTATCAGCACTGCTCGCGCAGTTCAGTCGGTTGTTGATACGATCTTCGAGAAGGGAGAACCTGCCATCAGCACCGTTCGCAGGTGAGTCTCACTGAGAACCCAATCACAGTCAGGGTCAAAACCCTGATTTTTCTGCAATTCTACCGCAGACGACCTAGAACCCATCCACCGCAACCAAAATCACGATTTTTCTCAAAGTGTAATCCAGGGCTTGACATCCCTACCCAAAGTTGTTAAGATTAAATTGCTCAATCATTATGATGGGCACATCGTTCACTCGTTTATTACAATGAAAAAAATTAAAGTAACATCCGACACGAAGATTTCGGAACTGATCGAAGTATCTCAAGAAGATGGACCTAACTATCCTCTGCTTTCCTTTAAAGGTTTTGGGGTAAGGGTTCCTGATAAAATTGTTCCCACCAATGCAAACTATCCTAGGAAGACAGAAAGTTCTAAAGGCAATGTTGATGTTTTGATTGCCTCAACTGCTGGAGGTTGGGCTACAAAGTCTTGGCCAATGAGTATCTTTGTTAGTAACAATAATAAAGAGGAACTTTTTGACCGTAGGCACACACTAAAAGCAATTAAGGAGAATAAGTATCCACTCGCTCCAGTTGCTCTCTACGAAAGGAAAAAGACTGGCAATGTCATCCTTGACAATCTTAAAGAAAGTTCTGTACTTACTTTGAGTGGATTGTATGCAAATGGAACTGATGGCACTGTCAACTCTGTACAAAACGATTATATCAACGCAATCAAACTTGTAATTGAAGAGAATAACCTTCCTCAAACAAAAGAAGTTGTTGATGAACTTTTGTTGGTGACTGGAGTTGAAGATCGTTATTCTTATCGTTCAACAATTACAGCAATCAAAAACGCCATTCTGGATAAAAAGACAAAATCTACTAAAGTTTTTAACACTACAAAGGAAGAGCAAAAAGACTGGATCAGTTCAAATGCTTTCTTTGGTAACAACAACTACTCGTCTGTAGATGGAGTTGCTGTCAGGAGCAAAGTTCTTGATAGTCAGTTCACCTATCGTTACGCTGGTGATATTTTGAAATGGGCATTTCAATCGTGGACTAAGAGTGAAAAAGTTCGTGTCCTAGTTTACAGCAATGCAGAGCACGAAAGTCAAATCGAATCCGAACGATCTGAGATTGTAAAAGTGATGGAGGAAATCTTTGTTGGTCCTATCAACTTCTTCAGTCAAAAAATCAGTTCTGTTTTTGGTGGAATGATTACACTACCAAAAGTTTCGATCTCTGATCTTCCTCTTGAAATCTGGTCGATGCCTCAAATTGAAGGTGAAACTGAAGCAGTTCAATTAGTATGAAAGAAGGATTTATTATCGGCAAAGGCGAATACTCTGCCATTCCTTATGGTAATCAACTGGTGGTAATTCACAATGGACAGCAACTAAAAGTGTGCAGGACTGAATCATCAGCAAGAAACTTCATTGATGCCCATAAAAAAGGTAAGTCACTGGGCAAACTTCCCATCAATTAAAGTTACTCACCTCGAAAGTGTACCTATAGTATGCAGAACAAGCACCTTGAACATCCAGAAGATCAAATCCTCACGGGTAATCTCTCTGTCCTGGATTGGTTTACTGCTGATTCTACTATCAGTGTCAAGATTGATGGTGCTCCCGCTATTGTTTGGGGCACCAACCCTGACAACGGAAAGTTCTTCGTGGGAACTAAATCTGTCTTCAACAAAGTAAAGATCAAGATCAATCATTCACATGAAGAAATTGATGCGAACCATGAAGGTAAAGTTGCGACTATTCTTCATGCTTGCCTTGATTATCTGCCTCGCACAGATTATATCTTTCAAGGGGATTTTATTGGTTTTGGGGGTTCTGATACTTATCGTCCCAACACGATCACTTACCAGTTCCCTGAGGTAGTCAATCAAGAGGTCATTATTGCCCCTCATACGTTCTATGTTGCAGAGAATGATCTGAGGGATGCTGTTGCCTATCCGATGAACTTTATCATCACGGATACTCCTTATGTGAAGTTTGTGTGCCCCAGAGCAGACATTTGCCCTCATCGTGAGGATCTGGAAGACATCAGTAAGTTTGCCAAACAGATGAGCACTTTGTGTGAGTTTGTGTCTGAACGCAAGGCAACAGAAATCAAAAAAGTTATCAATTCCTACATCCGTGAGGGTAAGGAGGTCGATGAGCATGAAATTGCAGAAAATTATGATGTTGACATCAACCTGCTGCGTTTGTGGAAGTTGGTGTACTCTATCAAGATGGATTTGTTCTTCTTCATTCGCACTGATGATAGCATCCAGTGCTCTATTAACGGAGAGAAGTCTGATCATGAAGGTTATGTCATGACCAACAAGTTTGGTATGATGAAAGTTGTT